TGGGATTCTGTTTTCATTCATTGAGATACCTCCACGCCGATAATACGCATACTGGTTATCGCCATATTGAAATGAGTAAGAGAGTCCCAGCATTCGTTGGGCATCGCATACATTCCTTCGGACAGCATTTTCCATGCCACCTGTTGGGCTTGGTACTCGCTTTCAATGTCGTGAGTGTAAGAATCTAATTCAACCTCCACCGTTAGCGCTTCGTTTAGTAACGCTTTGACGGCATAGAAGGTAATTGTTCTTTCTTTCTGTTTCATATTCTTTCCAATCTGTTACCTATACTATTGTAAAGGTTTAGTTGACTAATAACAACCTCTAAGGACAAAAATTATTCTGGTTGCCACCTTAAATCCTCCGGTTGCCAACTTCCCTGTTCTGCGCCGGTTTGTATTTTTATCTCCGACAAACTTTTTAACGAGAACCAAAGCCAGTTATACGGATCGGTTTCCTCAGTTGGGAGCAGTTGTTTCCGGGCCGCTTCCATAGCGCCCTCATCGTCATCTGCTTCCACTTCAAAATCCATTGTGTAAGTGACGTAACACTTTACTTTTCGTTTCATGATACCTCTACTACGTTTGGGGCACTGATGTGCTCCGGGTAGATCGTGTGAGCCATAACGTGGGAAACATGTTCCACCGCTTCGGTCACTATCATCTCGTTCCAGTCCCAGCCTTCCGGGTGGCCTGCATGAGTTTCAATAATCAGTGAGACCATGTATTGCTTTAGTGGTTTTTCTTTCATAGCCAATTCTTCCCCGCTGCAACTCTGATTTCGCTGACAGGACCATGAAGCCAAAAGTCACCTTCTATAGTGTCTTTATGCTCCCGCTGTAATTCAGTAACGATGTTTTCAATGGTGTGGATATCTTCTATCCAGACGTCACCGTACTGTTCGTTTTCCCGAAGGAAACCAGCAACCCGTTCCAAACTATTTATATTGTCTTTAATTCCTTGTGCTAATCGCATATTATTCTTTCTCCCGTATTGGGTATTTGTTTACCTATTCAATGATAAGGGGTAAACAAGCAGTTGACAACGTGACATTTGTCACATCAAACAACAACCGGGCACCCGGGCCTACCCGGGCTCGAAATCAGGGAATACAGCGCCCGGGCCTCCCCAGCGTGTGAATTTGCCCGGTGCGGTTACGCACGTGTGAATTTTGCCCGGTGTGAATCTGGGAATGCAGAACGCCGTCCGGTTTGGCGTGTGAATCTGGGAATACAATCAGGGACACACGGACAAGTGTGAATCTACGTGTGAATCTGGGAATACAGCAGCAAGTGTGAATCCATGTGTGAATCCCCACCCGCAATCAGGGAATGCAGGCAGGAACCCAACCACATGTGTGAATCTAATCAACCAGAGAAGCAGTTCCTCTAGTTCCAGCCAAACGAGCAGCAGCCGCACCCTTCACTACAGAAAGAGCAGCAGACGCGCCAGCCATAACAATCATCTTCCACTGGTCAACACCAAGGTCCATGATGCTGTTAGTTGACATAGCGCCAATAGCCGCCTGACAGAACGTTGCAAGCGTCCTCTCTGCGAGGTCTTTGTAATTCATAACTATCTCCTAACTAAAAAAAACATCACACGCCAGCAGGGGCGCATTTTGTCTTTTTGTGTGTTTTTGGTTTGTTGTTTTGTGTGTTTTGGGGGTTTGTGTGTTTGTTGGTTGTTTTTGAGTGTTTTGGGTAGTGTGTTTGTTTACTTTGTTTTGGTTGGTTTTTCAATGTTTTTTATATGGTTTGTGTGAGGGTTATTGTTGCTGCGATGAGTGCTGTTATTAGGGAGGCTGGTACTGCGTATATCCATTTTTCTACTGTTCTTATTCTGTGTTCTAGGTCTTTGATGTGTTGGTTGTTTTCTATGGTTAAATAGTCGATTTTTTGTTCTATGGATTCGAGTCTTTCGCCTAGGACTGCGAGTGTGACGTCTACGCTTTGTTGTGTGTTTGCCATGTTTTTTCTCTTGGTTTAGTTGTGTGCACAGTTTGTGCAAGTGCATTCACAGTCTGTTTGTGTGCAGTCGCTACAACAATCGCATGCAGGGGTGTTAAACATTTAGTTTTCTTCTATTTCTTCGGGTATTTCGGTTTCTTCGGCATCCTGTGTTTCCTCTACCTCTTCTACTATTTCTTCTATTACTTCCTCTATAGGGTTTTCAGAAGGTTGTTCTTGTGGAGACGCCTGCGGCGGGCTTACGTTTGGCCACGCAGCGCCTGTAGATAACCCCATGCTTGCCTCAAATTTTGCTTTTGAATCGTCGGCCCAGCACCGTAAATAAAACATGTAAGGAGCGAACTCCTCGGAAGCGTGCGCTGTCGGATACTGGATACCTTGACCGCATCTTGGGTCTAAGCAGCCGTCTTCGACGAGGCTTGCTATTAGTTCACGGATAGCGTCTGCTTGTTTCCGTGACATAACACCTTTAGGTGTTTCGACTTGAACATTCAAAACAGCCCCCACTGGGTTCTCTTTTGGTTCGATTACTTTTCCACTGGCCTTAACTACCCAAGCGGTAACGCGTGGTTCTGTAGCAGGGCCAATCCATATTTCGTTTGGTGTAGCCATATCAAGAGTTTAGGTCATCACACTTACGAGTTCGTGCAGGGTCAAGCAACCTTGCTCTTAAACACCGGGGTTTTCTTTAACATTTTTGAGGAAGGAGCAACTACTGGCTTTACCGATGTTTGCTTACTTTTTTCGATGTTCCTGATTTTTTTTTCTGCGTTTTGTATTAGTTCTGCGAATGCTTTGAATGCTTCTTCAGCGGACGCTGAGAATTCAATGTTTTCGGGGGTTTTTACTGTTTTTTCCATCTTTTGTCCTTCCATGAGCAGACCATTCTTACACATAAAATCGGATAGGGAGACCTACCCTGCACCTTTTTTCTAGGTTTTTCTATTAAAGTTAGGTGGACAGGACATCTATATGTTCGGAGGTCACTATGCGGTATACATTAGACAGACCAGAGAATTCAATAACAGCCTTTGGTCTGCAAGACAGGTTTAAGGGGCCTGTAGTTGTAGGGGTTCTTATTCCCCTCCCTGAGTCCTCGAAATCTACTGCGTCTAAGTTCGGTAGATACACGTTAGGTAACTGGGACACTCCCCCTCCATATGCTTGCTTTGCTGCTGAAGAAGGCTCTATGGTTATTCGTTGGAAGTCGAACGCTTACTCTATAGACATAAGTGATGAAGATGACTTGGAACGAGTTTTTCAAGGGTATCTACATGACACGAAAGTTCTTGGAGAGTTCGGCGGTAACGGTAAAGTATGGGTAGTAGAAGAAGAGCGAGTTAATGCCTGACAATATGAAGATTACAAAGCACGTATTTCATCCCGATTATTCGGCTCCTATGCATGATGATTATCTCCAGCGTTCGAGCGGAGACACAATGCGAGCGCCAGCGTACATGCGTACACACGAGCAGCCTGCTGAACCTGTTACACGGGAAGTTTCCATAGAAACTGTGACTGCAGTGCGTTCTTTGCTTGAAGATATGGCGGAAACTTTCAGAATCTGCGGATTAAATGACCTTGCCGAACAGGCTGACACAGTAGTCGAACTGCTCGCTTAACTCTCTACCACCTTTAAGGAAACATGCCAGAAAACAAATGTACGGGCACGGAGGCTTCTTATGTCAGAGGTTGCCGATGCGATGAATGCAAACAAGCCAGAAGCCTAGCCGTCAAGAGACGTAACCTCGAAAAAAGAGCGGTCGAGCGCCCAGCCCCACCTAAACCTCCAGAAGAGAAGAAAGTTTTTAGGCTTCCTAGACGTGACGAGTATGGCGATACGTTGACACGTGGACAGTTGTACAAATTCAGAGGCTATTAACGAAAGAGTGGTCCTAAGACCCACCCGACAGCGCACCATCTTTCCCCGTCAGTAACGGGATTAACGCTATGTAAAGACCAAGACGGCCAAATAGTTGCTACACCTTTTTCTTTCGAGACCTCAAAATCTTCTGGCCCTATGTGAAGGTTTACTTCTCCGCCTTCATAATCATCTGGGGAAGATAACTGAACGGTTGTAGATATCTTTCTATTGACATAAGTTCCTCCCCAGTCTGTGTGCTTGGTGTAGAAATCACCGGGCTTATATCTGATTACCTCTATAGACGGGAGTTGTTGTATGTCGAAACCCCACACGTTGTTTCTTCGGCAGGCATCCCATACTGCTCCAACTATCTGAGGGTGAATAGCAGAATCTATAAAAAACCGAGAACATGAACGAATGTCTATCCGTTCTCCTTTTTCCCCGTCTTGTTCGACAGTGCCTCTGTGTTCTTCTTCTAGTAGTGCTGATTCAATCACCACCTCACACATTTCAGGAGTCCAAACTGTGCTTTCCATAAAAACAGATGGGGCTAACCTCATTTCACACCTTTCATTCTGTGGTTCTCTCTGTACTCCATAAACTTAGAAGCCAAATCAAACACAAGATTGTCGTCTTTCACATTCGCTAATCTCGCTGCTCTTCTTTTCTCCACCCGAGACATGTTGGTCATATCCGTAGAATCCACATTGTGCTTGTTGAGAGTTTCTGTCATACGGACAGCCATAGACGCTAACTGTTGAACAACACGAGGGTCATCAAGCCCTCCTTCTCCTGTGTAACGTTCCCTTTCGGAAAGAAGATTCACAGCCATATCCCATGTTTCTTTCGAGGCTGGTTTCATGCCATATGCTTCAGCCCACTCGTACCTGTTCGCCCATTCTGTCGCTAAATGTTTAGAAGACATGCTTAACC